GGTCTAGACGAAGCTGCTCTAAAGAAAAAGCTTACCTCTGCTACGGGTGGCGGTGATGCTACTATGTCTAAGGTGCTTAACTCTCAGGTCATGTCTAACTTCGGTATGGGTTCTGGGTTAGTTGATCGCGGACGAGACTTATACTTACAGAAGAAAGGGATAGCAATCAACCCTAATACGGTATTACAATATTCTAATTCTACACTTCGTGCCTATAACTTTCAATTTAAACTAGTTGCCAACTCGCAGAAAGAAGCCGAAAGTATTAAAAATATCGTCAACTCGTTTCGTAAATATATGTACGCAGAAAAGGGTGCCGAAGATTCTAAAACACTAGCATACCCTTTAAAATGGGACTTGGCTTTCGTAGCACCTAATGGTAAACCTAACGATAAGTTTCCTAAACCATATGAGTGTTACTTAGAGGGATTGGCAACAGTATATAACGCAACTGGTAATTCCCTACACTACGATGGTTCTCCTATTGAAGTTGACGTATCGTTATCATTCAAAGAAACAAAAGCATTATCTCGCGAAGATATTGTTAAATTACAGTAGGAGATACGGATGTATTTTAATAAGTTACCATTAATCGAGTATGACTTTTTCGGGGAAGGGCAAACAACTGCTATTCCAGATATATTCCGTCAAGTAAGAACGATTAATAAGAAGTTCGACGGCGCATCTGCGTATCAGTTATATGAGATCGGGGAAGAACGCCCAGATCAGTTATCATATCAATTGTATGGTAAAACAGCATATCATTGGACTTTCTTTATCATAAACGATTCTTTATCTGGCGGTTTAGAGTCATGGCCAATGACATATAATCAACTTCAAGATCATATCGACCGTAAATATGCGAACCATACGATTACCCTTTTTAGGGGTAGAGAATCCGGTATAAATGAAAATTCTATTGCTGGTAAGTTTGAAGAAGGTACTATCATAACAGGCGTAACTTCAAATGCAACGGCAACAGTTATCGGTCGTAATCCTACAGTAAATCAACTTGTAATCCGTATAGACTCGGGTTCGTTTGCTCCTGGTGAAGAGTTAGTTGGTTCTGATTCTACTTCTATTTCAGGTAACTACGAGATTCGAGCATATAAAAACTCAGTCGCATATTATACAGACGAAGAAGGTCGTAAATATAACAACTGGGAAAACCTTTATACTCCGGATTCTATAGTAACGTATGCCGAAGATGAAGAAATACGTAATAACGAAAGACGGTATATTCGTGTGGTTCGTAAAGGGTTTATACAAGAATTTGCTGCTGAATATAGAAGGTTGATAAATGGCTGATTCTAAAGAAGATATTCAATCGGGTAAGTATAAACTACATAAGCTCGTATTGACTAATTACAATTCAGAACAGGTTGATATATCGTTTCTTGTTAATGACTTTTCTGTCCGAGAAACCTTATCTTCTCTTTTCTTAGTATATGAATTTACAATCGTAGATGGGGTAAACCTACTCGAAAGGTATCTAATAACAGGTAATGAAAAGCTAAAATTAATTATCCTCAAGAAAGATACTCCCGATTCGGACTTCGTTCAATTAGAGACAGACTTAGTTGTTACTGGGATAAAGAATTATTCTAGACCTTCTAATGAAGCTCAGGTTTATAAGTTTACTGCGATATCGGAAGCAGCATTTGCTTCTAGTATTAAGAAAATATCAAGTTCAGTATCTGGTGTAATGACTAGTATAATATCAGAATTGTTTACGGATATTTCTAGGGAACAATTGACAGTATTAGACGATACTGCTGAAGGTAACTTTAAGATTGTATTGCCTAACTATTCATATGCCGATACTTTTAAACTGCTATTGTCGAAAGCACAGAAGGTTAACGGTTCTCCTTTCTACCTATTTGAAACGTTATTCCATGGGAATATACTTTCGTCATATGAAGAAATGGTAGGTAGGGATTCCTTTGATACTTACAAGCAACGGTCGCACGATAATACCAAAGCATTCTCTGATGATAACTTTGATATTAACCGTACTCGAATCCGTTCTATAGATTCTAATATCGGTATGTCTCATTTTGAAGTTATGAATACTGGCGGATACTTCTCTAGGACTCACGCATTAGATTACTCAAAGAAAGAATACCGATACAACGATTATTCTATATTTGACGAAGACTTACCTAAGATTGATAAAGACATTATTCTAGATAAAGAGTTCGAGATTTCAGGAACTAATATATCCGACTATAATAATGCTAAACAATTTTATATTTCTGAGAACTCGTTGGCATTCGGTTCTGGTATTGATAACCTTAATAACAGATTTGAAAACTCCGTTCCTAAGAAGGCAATGGTTGTAAATAACCAAACGGCAATTACTCATAATATAACAGTAGATGGCGATACTCGATTGAGAGTAGGAACTTGTATTAATATAGATCTACCGCCAGCTGCCGATCCAGAAGCATTGCCTGAGATTGGTACTGATGACCTTCTATCTGGTAAGTTTTTAATATCGTCGATCGTACATAATTTTGATAAAGACGGTGGATATTCGCAGCGTGTATCGCTTCGTAAAGATTCTATCGACTTCAATATGATAGAGGGCAAATACTAATGGATCAGTTTTTTAATTCAAGTTTTACTTGGTTCACTGGAGTCGTTGAAGACGTCTCCGATCCCGAGAAACTTAACAGAGTTAGGGTTAGAGTCTTTGGTCTTCATACCGAGGATAAAGTAGGTATTCCAACTGAAGACTTACCTTGGGCAACGGTGATGATGCCGACCACTACTTCTGGTCAATCGGGTATAGGCGAAAGTCCTCATTTCTTATTACAAGGTTCATGGGTCGTTGGTTTCTTTAGGGATTCTTCTACTGCGCAAGACCCTATTATAATGGGAACGATTGCCTCCAAGCAAGACGAGAAACGACCCAGTAATAAAGGATTCTCAGACCCAGACGGAACTTACCCCGTCGAGGAATTAGTTGGCGAGTCTGACGTTAACCGTTTGGCGAGAGGTGAGGATAACCTACAAGGAACGGTTCAGGCTAAGAAAGATTCGGTCGAAAAGGGTGTACAAACTCCAACCGGATCTTGGGATGAACCTGAAACTCCATATGCTGCCGAGTATCCTAAGAACCACGTACAAGAAACTGAAGCTGGGCATATCTTCGAGATAGACGATACTGAAGGCGCCGAGCGTATACACGAATATCATAAAGCTGGTACTTGGCGTGAAGTTCATCCGGACGGAACTGAAGTAATTAGAATTAATAAAGAACGATATACAGTAATAATTGATAACGATAATTGTTATGTTAAAGGTAACGTCAATCTTACAGTAGATACTGACGTGAACATGTACGTTAAAGGCGATTGGAATATTAAGGTCGACAATAATGTTAATATGGAAGTTGGTAACAACTGGAACGTATCGGTAGGTAATAATGAAGTTAAAGAGATTGGTAAAGACTCTACGCATAGTATTGGATCTAACCTAACTCAGAGTATTACTACGAAACATACAGTAACTTCTCCAGACGCTTCGGTCAAATATAATGCGGGATCTATTGAAGTCGTTTCTGGTTCTATTACTGACACCAAGGTTACTNTACATTCTCACACTCACGGTCAAGGTGTAGATTCTGCTGGGCATGGTCAAGACGAAACTAAATCGCCGACTTCTGGAACATAAGGTATAAATAAAGCTATGAGTACAGAAAAATTATCGGACGCTAGAGTCCAAGAAGCAAAGTCAAATATAACTGGCGTGGGTGTTGGATATCGTGATTTAAACACGTCGTTCAAAGTCCACCCATTGTATGGCGACGTCCGTCCGTTAACTGACCTCGACGCTATTAAGAATTCAATTAAAAACATACTCCTAACTCGTAAAGGTGAAAAGCCTTTTAATCCAAGGTTTGGTTGTAATTTGAAAACATACTTATTTGAACCAGCCGACCCTATTACTAGAGCTGCAATGGAGCAGGAGATACGGTACTCAATCGGCGATCAAGAACCTCGTGTTGAATTGAAAGAGGTTGTTATAAAAGACGACCCTGACGAGAACGCATATTACATTACAATTACAGTTATGGTTCTTAACCAACAACAGACGACTGATGTCGAAATATACTTAGAGAGACTACGATAAATGGCAAAGACTACTATCACAGATGTTGCGAAGTTAGACTTCGAAAACATTCGGGAAGAGTTAAAAACTTTCCTTCAGGGTCAAGACGAATTTACTGACTACGACTTCGATGGTTC